TCATATCACTTCATAAAGGTCTTTTTTTTGTGTTCTAATGTATTGTCCTAAGTCTTTATCACTGATGTTTAATATAATTACTAATTTTTGTAATGTAGTGAAGCTGGGAACATCTGTTCCTTTTTCTAATCTCTGTATTTGTCTTGTACTTATATCAATCATTTCTGCTAGTTGTTCTTGTGTCAATCCTCTTATTTTTCTATATTTTTTAATCATGTAACCACCTAGACATAATATGTCATATTTTTCCGCATTTTCCCACGAAGCTATACGTCATATTTTGTATTGACATCACGCGTCGTGTTGTGCTAATATTTTTATAACGACACGATACGTCGTAAGAAAGAGAGGTCATAAAGATATGACAGAAGTAAGTATTATATTGCTAAATGTAAATTGTTTTGAGAAGGACGGTAACAAGAAATCAAGAGTGGGGTACTTCTTAGTAGATAATCAATTTAAAAAGGATACTGGTAATTATAAAGGGTATGCCGATAGAAGTTGCTACTATGAAACAGATGCAGTGTTTAAAAAGGTTCCATTAAGTATGATTGGAAAACCAATATTAGCTGCAATTAAAGAAGTATCAGACGATTTTGATCCAATGAAAACAAAAAGACTAATAGGCAGATTAATAGATGACAAAACTGTGGTTGATTTATTATAACCCTAGGCATAACAATTTCATTGAAAAACAAGTACACGGCTTATTTCACGAAGTAGGAGACATCAATCAGTTCGGACATATTCTAATTGAAATTTTGATAGATTACAATGGTAATTTTTATTCAATCAAGAGTCTTAATTCGTTTAATGCTCCAGCTACAAAGAAACAAAGCCTAAAAAACAAGATGATAAATCAGACTATCGATTTATTAAATAGATTAAGAAAGGATTGATAATTATATGACAGAAATCGTTGACCAAATGGTTACTGGTCTAACTTCAGCTACATTATTTAGTGAAGTTGCAAAAGTTATGCCAATAGTCATTCCATTAATGATTTTCGGATTCGGATACCGCATTCTTAAAAAGAATGTTAAAAGTGGTCAAAAAGGTAAAGGGTCTTTATAACATAAGAGGGGTAGTAGAATTAATCTGTTATCCCTTATTTTTTTAGGAGGTAATTAAATTGTTAAATATATTAATTTTAGTTTTATTAATTTGTAATAGTATTTTTTTATTAAATATTTATAACAAAATAAATCGTATTTTAGATAAATCGATTTTAGGAGATTTCTTTTATGATGAGGAGGATGAACATGTTTGATGTAATGTTGGGATTTATGCTTCAATTAGTTGATTTAATAGTACCATTAATCACCCTTTATATTCTTTTTGATTTAATTGGTAGTTTATTGTTCAATAAGAGGTGATTTATGAGCAAAATTTATTTACCAACGGCTTATTTAAATAAGCCATGCTATGTAATTAATGCTAATTACATCCGCGTATATAACACTATTAATACTAATCAAACGAATGTCATTTATGACATTTATATAAATCAAGATTATATGGTGAAGCAAGGAACTGCTTCATATTCGTCTACAACTGTATGTGACAATTTAAATACATATACAGATGATGTTTATTACCGAACTGATATAGATAAAATTTTAGTAATATTTATAATTTTCTGTATTGTTTGTATTTTATTACCATTAAAAATATTTTCGCGTTTATTCAAAAGAGGTGGTTTATGAGATATTTTAAAAAATCATTAATAAGATATCTTGCTTATGCGGTAGCAGTAGGAATTCTTACACTATTATTATCAATCATAAACACAAACGCTGCAACAATGCCTTTAGGCACACCGACTACCTGCATGGATTTTGCAGATGGTTCAACCTCATGCGGAAAAGGTACTTTGGAAACATGGTGGTCAAAACAAGTATATCGTCATTCATCATATTTCTATCAAGGTTCTACTTCTCCAGTAGTTACACAATGGAATTATCAATGGACAAACGCAGGTCTTTGTGGTGGAGAAGATATTTTAATAAAAGGTAAAATGAACGGAATTTCTGGATTTTATACTAATGGTGGATTTACTATAAAAATTTATTCAAATGGTTCAGAGGGCAAATGCTCTTGGGTAAAAGATAGTAATGATATTTATTCTTTTACTTGTTCTGGTCAAGGTGGTGGCTCTTTAATTTTAGTTGTTGATAATGATAATCAATACAAAGCAAACACACTTTATACTCTTTCAGTAGATAGAAATTTAGATGTTACTTGTGCCGCCACTAACTCAACGATTATTGAAGAAGCTCATAAAAATACACAAAGTATTATCGACAATAATAATTCAAATACTCAAAAAATTATCGATTCGAATAATCAAAATACGCAAGCCATTCAAGATATGAATGACACTATGAATAATAGTGATACTTCAGAAGCTACAAGTGGGGCAGGAGACTTCTTTTCGGGCTTCTCAACGGATACATTCGGATTAACTAGTATAATTACTGCACCACTGCAATTAATAGGCTCTTTAACTAGTTCAACATGTAGTCCATTAGGTTTAACAATGCCTTTTGTTGATTATTCATTTTATTTACCGTGTATGACATCAATTTATCGAGAGTTTTTTGGTGATTGGTTAGATGTATATCAAACCATTACATTTGGTGTAATTGCATATGGCGTATGCGTTCAATTATTTTATATGGTAAAAGGGTTTAAAGACCCCGAAAATGATCAAGTGGAGGTAATGGATTTATGATTAATGCTCTTTTAAAAGGTATAATGTCTTTAATTATTAGTTTAGTTTCATTAATATTAGCTCCTATTGACGCAATTATTCTTCAATTTTTACCTGATATTTCAAATGCATTAACGGGAATTGGAAAAATGTTTGCTTTAGTTTCTGATTATATGGGTTTTGCTATTTCCTTAACTGGTTTATCTAATGAAACTATTTCATTAATTGTATTATTTATTACATTTAAACTAACCGTACCAATGATTATTTATACTGTTAAATTAGCAATCAAATGGTACGACAAATTAAAACCTTAGGAGGTAACTATGATATTTATAATAGTTATAATTTTTCTTATTTTTTTAGTTATAAAAAATAAGGTTCATATAAAAATAAAAACTTTTTTTCGTAAAGGTTTCGCACCAAAACGAGGAAAGTTCGGTGTTTATTGTTATTGTGGTAAGCAAGGGAAAGGAAAAACATATTCAGTAGTAGAATATCTTCTTGATAAAACAGATATACCAATCTATGCAAATATTAGCTCTATAAAAGATGTTGATTACGAATATTTCAATGGATTTGATGAATTATTAAAACTTAGAGATAAACAAGATTGTATTATTGTTTATGATGAGATATTTACTGCATTAACTAAGACTTCTCGAATCAATACAGATGTTTTAGACTTTTTAAGCCAAATGCGTAAACGTCGTATTATTTTTATCACTACAGCTCAAGAATGGCTCGAAATCAATATAACGTTGAGAAGATATTGTCGATATCAAATTGAATGTAATATGTTGAATTTTCTTGGATTAGGAATATTAATTAAACGTTTTTATGATGCTGAACAAATGAAGTGGAGTAATGAAGATAACGAATATATTGCTCCAATTGTTGAGACAACCATATCAAAATGTAACGTATGTGTTGCAAATTCTTATGATACATTTGAACAAATTAAAACTTAATTGTTCTTTTCGCCGCGGCTAAGCCAATCGGCGACGCAAGAAAAAACAATATAAAGTTGTCAATTGGAAATTGGAATAATAGGGGTAGGGGTTCCCTGTTATGCCGAGAAAACAATTTACAACTTAAATAAAAAAAACATAATGGTGATTTTAAGAAAGAATTCAAAAGAATTCCTTTCTTAGTTACCCGGTAAATGTTTTAAAAAATGTTAACCTTGAAGCACTTGAAAAGTGCTTATACTAGACTAAAGGTTAACTTAACCGAATTTTAACAAAAAGAAATGTAGGAAAGTAGGGGACTCATGAGCATTTTAGTGACAAAAAATGACACAACACATCAAATCGCTTTTCACTACAATACGATAATCAAAACCTACGCGAATAATGAAAAAAAAATTAAACATACAACTTATTCTGTCTCTAAAGGATTATCGAAAGAAAAAAGTAGGGGAGTAGGAGGCTCACAAGAAGACAAGGAATATCAACGATACAAAAATTTGTATCAAACAAAACAGAACATAATCGATTTAGCTTATCATAACGGACTAGAAACACCATGGGAATATTTCATAACATTAACATTTGATGATCATAAAGTAAATGCGAAAGATTATAACCAAGTTTCGAGTGAACTTGCAAAATGGATTGATAACATGAAACATCAGAATCCGAATATGGAATATATTATGGCACCAGAGCCACATCCAACAAGTGGACGTGTCCACTTTCATGGAATATTTAAAAATGTACCGAAATGGGTCTTAATTGAAGCGAAAAACCCACAAGGGCGATTAATTAAAAAGAATGGTGTACAGATATACAATTTAATGAATTATAAACTTGGTTTTACTACAGTTTCAAAAGTTCAAGACCAGGAAGCAATTAGTGTTTATATTTCTAAGTATATAACAAAAGAATTAATTGACCTGGCATACAAAAAAAGATATTGGAGTTCTAAGAGTTTAAAAAGACCAAATATCGAATATGCATACTTCAACGAAGAGGAATTATCGTTTTATATAGATAAAGAAAAGATTAAAAAAGAACATAGGGTGGATAAAGAAAATTGTACATCAATTTTTTATACCATTATTAGTTAACATAATATACATTATATGAATAAGCTGATGTATAGAATTTATAGTACTTAAATCTTTTATTCTCATCTTTTTTGTATCTATAGTAATGATTTTTGCAGTTATACTTCATTTATTATTTAATAGTAAAAATAATCTAGTAATTTGGATATCCAGATTTTTACTAATAATTTATATATATTCTAATATTATAGTTAACTAAGGTTTACTTTCCAATATTATTTAATATAAATATTAATTAAATCGTTTGAGATGAATAAGTGTTCATCTTTTTATTTTTCATTGCTTCTGAGAGCTCGCGAAGTTATTTTAAATGAATAGTTATTCAACTCAAATCATCTTCTGAATATTATTATTATTATAGAATTATATTTTTTTAAATTAATTTAAGTTCTACTCCCCTTTTTAAATAAAACTAGTAGGGGAAACCATAAAAAAGAAAAGTACTTTTAAACTTTTCTAGATTGAATTTCAGCAATTTTTTCAAATATTTCTGCAGCATTATTTTCATTAATCTCAGTATATCCAAGTTCTTTTAAGGCTTGAACTTTAACTGTATTTAATTGTTGAGTACGACTTAATTTTTCTTCGTTTTTGGCTTCAATTTCTTGGACAAATCGACGATGTGATTCTGCTAATTTGCTACGTGAAGCTCCCCCATTATTGTATAATGTAAGGGCAGAATATAGAATTCCTTCAAAGATAAATTGTTTGTCTTCATTAAACTTATATTCTTCAGGATTTGTAAATCCTGTTGTTTTAGACATGTAACCAAAAATATATTTAATTTCAGGAACATTCTCAAGTGATTGTAACATGTGATATAGATATAAGAATGCATTATAATTTTCATCACGATTATCTTCAATTAGTTTTTCCTTAATTAAGTAAGTAATATCTGTAATTAACGTTTGTTTTTCTTTACTTAAACCTTTAAGATCTAAATAAGATTCCATATCACTTGAAGACTTAACTCCTTGATTTAGACGATTTTCAACACTCATTAAGTAATCAGTTGTTACTTTAATTTTAGATAATGATTCTCCTGTTGCTTCTTCAATATCTAATAGTTTTAATAAGAGAATTTTCTTTTCCTTTGGCCATTTATTAATATCATCTAAATCTAAATAGTTATAGACCATTTGTCTTGAAACTCCTAAGTATTTTGCAAGTCTTACTTTTGAAATTCCTAATTCTTGTAATAATTCGTTTAATTTGTTCAT